CAGTTGCGTGTTATTGGGGTTCAAGAAGATCCTGACAATGCCGACTTCACAGTCGCTGGTATCCCACTAATCGTACGTTTGAATACAAGCTTTAATTCCGCCAATGGTGGTATTGTTGCAGGTACTCCTACGTCTCTCGGCATATAAAGGAGGTCTAAAAAATGGCTATTTCACGCGCACAACTGGCAAAAGAGCTAGAACCCGGCCTCAACGCACTTTTTGGTATGGAGTACGGTAGGTACGAAAACCAACACGCTGAGATTTTCACTACTGAAGCTTCGGATAGAGCATTCGAGGAAGAAGTTATGCTATCCGGTTTTGGAGCAGCACCTACTAAATCAGAAGGTTCTGCCATTAACTTCGACGACGCTAACGAAGCATACAGTGCTCGTTACAACCACGAAACCGTTGCGCTCGCCTTCTCAATTACTGAGGAAGCAATCGAGGACAACTTGTATGACCGCCTTGGCAGTCGTTACACGAAAGCCCTCGCTCGTTCAATGGCTCACTCTAAGCAGGTTAAAGCTGCTGCAGTTCTGAACAATGCGTTCACTGCGGGTACTTCTGCTGGCGGCGACGGCGTTGCACTTTGTGCTACGAATCACCCGCTTACAAACGGTGGGACTTTTGCCAACGAACCGACAACTCCTGCGGATTTGAATGAAACATCTCTTGAAGATGCTTTGATCAACATCGCTGGTTATGTTGACGAACGCGGTTTGAAGGTTGCTCTTCGTGGCATGAAGTTGATGATTCCTCGTCAACTGCAATTCGTTGCAGAACGTTTGATGGTTTCCAACTTGCGTGTTGGCACATCAGACAACGATACGAACGCTATTCGATCAATGGGTATGTTGCCTGACGGATATTCCGTCAATGACTTCTTCACTGATCCAGATGCGTTCTTCATCAAAACTGATGCGCCTCGAGGCTTTGTTCACTTTGAACGGACTCCGCTTTCCACTAACATGGAAGCTGATTTCGACACAGGGAACATGCGCTTCAAAGCACGGGAACGTTATAGCTTCGGCTTCAGCGATCCACGTTGTATCTTTGGCTCCCCTGGAGCCTAAGACCCTCTCCTTCCAAGGGGGACAAGGGGCAACTTCGGTTGCCCCTTTCTTTTTGTTTTGAAAACGTGTACTGTAGGGCATCCCTGACAGTCGTACTTTGCGGCTGACTTAACCCCGACAGGAGATTCTCATGGGTAATTCTACTTTCAGCGGACCAGTGCGTTCGCAAAATGGTTTTGAAGACATCACAACCAATGCCACAACTGGCGCTCAAACAACCAATTCCACATATGGAACGAACGCTTCAGTAGGCGGCGATCTTACGGTGCTGGGGTCCATCTTGTCTGGTGGTGTAAACCCCTCGCTAAACGGTCTAGCTGTAACTGCTAAAGCTACAGGAGCCACTGTTACTTACGTTGCTGGAATTAACGTCAACCCATTCACTGGTGGCGCACAGCAAATCACTACTCTGCCAGCAGCGACAGCAGGTGTTGTTGTTGTACACGCTCAGTCAGTAGACACTACTGGCGGCACTGCTTTCTTGAGCTTTGATTGTGCGGGTAGTGATGCTTATGAAACAGGCAGCGTTATCGAAAGCCGTACAAGCAGCGCAGTTGTGTTTGATACGTCTACTTCGGGTGAAACTTTGTTGAAGTATACTCCTGCAAGCGCAACAACAAACTTGTTCAGCATTGGCTCGTACATCTACTTTACTTGCACAACAGCAGGTCTGTGGAATATCTCGTTTAACTTTCAGCCTCTTGGTGCGGGTACTACTGGTACGTTTGTTTTCGCAGCCTAATGTTTAACTTGGCGGGGTTAACGCCCCGCCTTCATTTATAGGAGGCCGAAATGGCAGGATCAGACGTAACCGCAGTCATCATCACTGATGAAGTGGCACTAGATGCAAACGGAATATCAGTTGCCGCCTCAGTGGGCAACAACGCGGCTTTAACAATTGGCGGGGCTTTAGCCGACGGCGGAAGTGTTATTAACGCCTCTGCACGGCAGGTAACAATTTTGTCCGCAGGTAACGATTCTTCAAAATCGTTTAATATAGTTGGCACAGATGTAAATGGTGCGGCTCTTACTGAGAACCTTACGGGCGCTAATGCTGGAACAGCAACAAGTTCAGGTTATTTTAAAACTATTGCAAGCATAACTGCTGTAGGAAACCCCGCTGGAAACGTATCCGCTGGAATCAATAACAATGCTTTAGGTGTTGTTTTTGCAGGTCGCACTCGATTACAAGGGTTTTCTTTTGTATCTGGCGGAACCGCAGGCACAGCTAATCTTAGAGATACAGGTGCGACTGGAACAGAAGTTATACAGTTCAGATCAACTGGAACAGACAGTCAGTCGGATGGAGCCCGTGGGTTTCCTGATGAGGGCATTTTGTTTAAGGACGGGTGTTTCGTTACATTTATCGTAGGCACCATTGATTTGATGATGTTCTATCACGCATAAACTTTAGGGCGGTTTGATATGGCTAAGATCGACAAGTCCAAGATGAAGTGCAACAGCCCCAAACGGCAGAAGTCTGGGGGCAAGAAGTTTGTTGTGAAGGCTTGTGATAAGGGCAAAGAAAAAATAGTTCGTTTCGGCGATGCCAATATGACTATTAAGAAGTCCAACCCTAAACGGCGCAAATCATTTCGTGCAAGGCACGGGTGCGATACAAAGAAACTTGACAAGCTCTCCGCTCGTTATTGGTCCTGTAGTAAATGGTGATGAAATGAAATTAGATCTACATCAAACCGTTTCTTTTATTGTGCTTGGGCTTGTTAGCTGGGGGGCCTTACAGCTTTACCAGATGAACGCCAGTATATCCTTGGTGACATATAAAGTTGAAGAGAACCACCAGATGATAAAGCCTATGTGGCAGGACTTTTTAATACGGAAGGCTGACTATGACGTTATCCCGATCACAGATGTCGAAGCAAATATCCACGCCTCCAAACAAGGGGAAAACTAATGCCCAAAGACGCTTGTTACAAGAAGGTCAAAGCCAGGTACAAGGTGTTCCCAAGCGCCTACGCCTCGGGAGCAATAGCAAAATGTCGAAAGGTGGGCGCGTCAAACTGGGGAGAATCTTCTAAGAAGCGCAAACGCCCTGTCACAAAGAAGCTAAAAGAGGGCGGCTTTATTGCTCTGGGCTGTGGCGAGGTTGAAGAGAATAGACGCAAAGAAACGAATATTTACTGATGGCTGTTCGTAAAACAAAAAAAGGCGCGGCCCTCAAGCGGTGGTTCAAAGAAGACTGGGTAGATGTCAAGACGGGCAAGCCTTGCGGTCGGAAGAAGGGGGAGAGCCGAAGCACTCCTTATTGCCGTCCAAGTAAGAGGGTGAGTTCAAAAACGCCTAAGACATCTAAAGAAATGACAGCGTCGGAAAAACGTAGTAAGATACGGGAGAAGAATAAACTTGGTCAACCTGCGGGCAAACCCCGTAGAGTGTCCGCAGCAAAACGTAGTACCAAACGTAAAACGAAGGAGTATTAAAATGGTGTTAAGGACAGTCCCCATGAGTGATGCAAGATCACGAGCTATGATGGATGGGTTAACTCAAGCAGATGTAGACGCAATGTCTCCTAAAGAGCGCAAACTATTTGAAGAATCAGGTTTTAGGACTGGAGACCGCACATCCGCCCAAGTAGAGGCTTTGGAAAAGAAATATAAAGACAGAGGAAGATCGGGGGATAAAGTTTTCAAAGAAAAGTTCAAAGAACTTGTTGGTGATACAACATCTATCAGACAAAGAGATGCAAACCTTATTAAGAAATACGGTAAGGACGCAATGAAAGCTCGATCTTTTGAAAGTCCTACGGCCCCTAAAAAAACTAAAGTTAAAAAAGCCAAGGGCGGCATGATTTCTACAAAACGCTATATGAACGGCGGGGCCGTTATGTCTGGGCGTGGTGTACGCGATACAAAGATAGGCTAGGTAAATGACAACATCAGATTCAAGAGACTTTAATCTCGACGTTGCTGAGATTATAGAAGAAGCGTTTGAGCGGTGCGGAATAGAAGTTCGCACTGGCTATGACGCCCGTACAGCTCGTCGCTCTTTGAACTTGATGTTTGCAGAGTGGGCTAATCGTGGGCTAAACATGTGGACCGTGAAGCAGGGAACTATCACCCTGACACAGGGGCAATCGGAGGAGACGTTACTCGCCGATGTGGTTGATATCTTGGAAGTGGTGCTGCGTCGAAGCGGTACAGACTTTGACTTAACCCGCATTAGTCGTGGGGATTACGCCACGTTGCCCAACAAAACAACGCAAGGACGGCCAAGCCAGTTCTGGTTTAACCGTCAGATTGCGCCTGTAGTTAATCTTTGGGCTGTTCCTGAGAACTCTACTGATCAGTTGATTTACTATTACCTACGCCGGATTGATGACGCGGACACTTTGGTAAACACCACAGACATGCCGTTCCGTTTTTACCCCTGCATGGTTGCAGGGTTAGCCTATTATCTAGCGTTGAAGCGGGCTCCCGAGCGTGTGCAGCTTTTAAAAACTGTGTACGAAGAAGAGTTCCAGAGAGCCGCAGATGAAGACGAGGCTCGTGTTCCGTTGAAATTGCAACCTAGCATACAGTACTTGAGGTTCTAATGGCGTTTGCATCTGGTAACAAAGCATGGGGGATTTCAGACAGATCGGGGTTTAGATACCGTCTCAAGGACATGAAGAAGGAATGGACTGGCTCTTTAGTTGGCCCTGACGAATTTGAGTTCAAGCACCCCCAACTGTTTCCTTCTCGAGCAGGCCCAGATCCTCAAGCGTTACGCAATCCAAGGCCCGAGCCTAATTTGGTAGAAGAGAGAAACATCCAGTACGGGTGGAACCCTGTTGGCGGTTCGACATCTAATGGCATTAACCCCCCTAACAACCTGGAAGCCACTGGGACGGTAGGCGAAGTGACGGTGACAACATGAGCTTTACATACACACAATTAAAGACGGCGATTCAGGACTACACGGAAAACAACGAAACGTCTTTTATTACAAACCTCCCTTTATTTATTCGTTTAACTGAGGAGCGCATCCTCAAGAACGTCCAGCTTAGTTTGTTTCGCAAGAACGTGGCGGGTGCAATGTCTGCATCAAACAAGTTCTTGGAGGTTCCTAGTGATTTCTTAGCCCCGTTCTCCTTATCGTTTACGGACAGTAGTGGCGCTGCAAACTTTGTAGACTTCAAAGACCCAGAGTTTGTGCAGACGTACACCCCCAACCCTGCTACAACTGGGGCTCCTAGATACTATGCGATGTACGATTTAAACACATTTATCTTAGGGCCTACACCTAACGGCAATTTTGTTTCCGAACTTCACTACTTCTATCGCCCTGAGAGCCTGACAAAGAGCACTTATACGTTGACACTTACCAATGTCACAGGGACGTTCACTGCAAGTGACACAATTACAGGCGGCACAAGTGGCGAGAGTGAGGGCCTTACTTCTGTTCCAACCACTACCTCGGTAGTCGCGGTAATCCCCAGTAGCAACTACACTGTAGGTGAAACAATTACAGCCAGCCCTAGTGGGGCTACGGCTACAGTCTCGGCTCTTGGCGCGGATACTACACTGACATGGTTGAGCGAGAACGCAGAGATGGCGATGCTCTACGGAAGTTTATCTGAGGCGTATCTTTACATGAAGGGCGATCCTCAAACTATGCAGATGTACATGCAGAGATTTGGTGAAGCAGCGGGCAGGTTAAAGAACCTGGGCGAGGCTCAAGAGGTTACGGACGAGTACCGCACTGGTCAACTCATTCGCGCCAAAACATAAGGAGATTAACGTATGACCGCATCTTTCCCCGTCACGATGTCGAACGATTTTAAAGTTGAAGTTGCAACGACAAACAACCGTGGGTTCACTCCAGAGGAAGTCGCTCAACGCTGTGTGAGTAAAATAGTTGGCATTTCGGAGACCGCACCTCCTGCTATTCGAGAACAAGCCAAAGAATATCGAGACGCTGTAGAAAAAACTGTTGCCCTATATATGCGACAGGCTATCCAAAGCGATAGAACTACGGTATATAATGCAATTAAAGATGCTGGTCAGCCAACTCTGGCCGAGTATATAAGGAACATGTAATGGCTTTTAATGGTAACTTCTTATGCACCTCGTTCAAAGTAGAACTAATGAAGGGCGTTCATAACTTCACGGCAGCAAGCAACCAGTTTAAACTGGCTCTGTATGACAACAGTGCTACTTTCACCGCTGCAACTACTGCGTATACATCTACTAACGAGATTAGTGGCACGAACTACACAGCTAAAGGAAATTTCCTGACGAGTGTTACACCCGTAGCTAGTAGCACAACTGCTTTAACTGACTTCGCAGATGAAGTGTTTTCTAACGTAACCATCTCGGCAGTTCGAGGCGCTTTGATATTTAATGAAGCGGCTACGGGCGATCCAACGGTTTGTGTGTTAGACTTCGGCGCAGATAAAGCAGCCAGTTCTGGGGATTTCACCATTATTTTTCCCACTGCTGACGCATCTAACGCGATCATCCGGATAGCCTAATGGCCGATCCGGTTGCAGCCTTTCAGGGGTGGAACAGCTCCTTACAAGGATGGAACACAGGCACTTGGAATACCAATGTTGCCTACGACGTAACTGCGACTGGATCCGTTGGTGCATCCACGGTTTCTGGCGAAGCTAATGTTACAGTCACTGCGCCTAGCGCAGCTACTGGGTCTGTTGGCGCGGTTACGGTCACCGGTTTCGCCAACGTCTCTGTAACTGGAGTCTCTGGTACAGTCGTATTAGGTAGTTTCTTTACCACCAATACAATGGTGGCAATGACGGCTTCGGTGAATAGTGCATCGACAGCGACCACTGGAAACGCTAATGTAACGGTAACAGGGCTCTCGGCTACGGCATCAATAGGCGAACTGCAACAACCATGGGGATTGATTATTCCGTCCCAGACACCAAACTTTTTGGGGGTCACGCCCTCGCAAACACCGTCTTGGGCGGACATTGCAGCATAGGATATAAAAATGGCAAGTGTATATACAAATGATTTACGGTTAGAAGAAATTGGCTCTGGTGAGCAATCAGGCTCTTGGGGCGATACAACTAACACAAACTTAGAACTCATTGCGGAAGCGTTTGCTTTTGGCACTGAGGCGATTACAACTAACGCCAACACGCACACAACTACGATTGCGGACGGGGCAACTGATCCTGGGAGGTCACTCTTTTTAAAGTACACAGGAACTTTGGATTCTGCTTGTACAATTACAATTGGGCCAAACACGGTTAGCAAGCTG